GACACTCCTAACAATCAAAATACTGTAAGAGCAAGAGTTGAGGAATATTGTTTAAAATGCGATAAATTCATGGGAAAAGAGCATGATTTTTCGGAATGTCGAACATTCGATAAATGGGAAAATGGTAAAGTAGTTAAAATAAAAACCTGTCCTTTTTCTTATGTTGTAGTATCTGTAATTCAACCACGAATAAGGTGCAAGGTAGATGAAGATTAGTTGTGTACTTCATTTATGTGGCGAAGTAAAGGGAGGTAGTGTAAAATCGAAAAACGAACTTGTCAAAAATGCGGTATGGATAATTACTCATCCGATTCAAGCAATGTCTGGGAATGCTGCATATGCAAACAATTAATAAAAAAACCAATAATATTGCCAGTAAAAAAGTAAATAAAAAGAGAGCTGCTCGTCTGGACAACAATTAGCTCTCTTAAATCTCACTAGGAGATATAGATATTATATCCTATATCTCCTTTAAAACAAATGAAAAATTTAGGAGGTAAATTAATATGGGATTAGCAAATGATGAAGTAATAATTAGAATGGTAGGTAAATTAACGTTAGAATTTACAGATATAGATCAGCTAAAAGTTAGAAAAATAATAGAGGAAGTATTATATAAATATGATGTGGTACCACAAGAAATGGGACTTACAACAAGTGGTGATACAGAAGACAAACTACAAATTTATTTAGTAGTTAAAAAGTTAGAAGGATTAAGCATAAGAACATTAAAAAGCTACAATCGTGAGATATTAAAGTTTGCAAATTATCTTAGAAAACCTCTTGCAACTGTAACAAGTATGGACCTTAGAATGTACTTAGCGCAAAGATGCAAGAATCTTAAGCCTAGTACTACAAATACACATAGTTATATATTAAAATCATTTTTCGGTTGGTTATTAGCAGAGGAATATATACCTAAAAATCCTATGTTGAAAATAAAAGCAACCAAAGAACCAGGAAGACTTAGACATGCTTTGACAGTTGATGAAGTAGAAATACTAAGACAGAAATGTAAAAATATACGTGAGAAAGCATTACTTGAGTTTACATACTCAAGTGGGTGCAGATTAAGTGAAATAGTTGATATTAATAAAGAAGATATAGATTGGCATAATAAAACATTAAAAGTAATTGGAAAAGGTAATAAAGAAAGAATAGTTTGTTTTAATACAAAAGCTAGATATCTGATGAAAGAGTATATATTGTCAAGAGCTGATGATAATTGCGCTCTATTTGTAGCAAGTAAAGGAGAACATAAACGTTTAGGCGGTAGAAGCATTGAAAGAGAAATTAGTATTATTGCAGGTAGAGCAAATTTAGGCAAAGCAATTTATCCACATTTATTAAGGCATAGCATTGCTACACATTTACTAGCTGCAGGAATGGCATTGCATAATGTACAAGCGTTATTAGGACATAGTGATCCAAAGACTACGCAAATATATGCAGAAACGAGTTTGGAAAATGTTATCTATGAATATAAAAGAATTTCTTAAGGGGGAACAAATTTGAATAAAATTCAACTAGAAAAGATACTAAGAGAGTATAAAACCAAAAAATCTATAGTGGACACAACTAAAGCAAGGATACAAGCCTATACAGAAGCAATTGATAATCCAGAATTAATAAGTTCATGGAGCTATTCTATAAATACTAGAGAGTTAGGTATGCCAGGAGCACCACTTAGGAATACATCTTCACCAGTAGAAAGAGAAGTTTGTGCAACAGAATTAACTATAGATATAATTAAAGAATGGATATCAGAAGATAAAAATAGAATTTACAGATATGATTTACAAATAAATATAATTGAAGGTGCTCTAAAGGCTCTCACAGAGCAAGAAAGGTATATTATTGGATTAAAGTATTTTGAGAGAATGAACTGGAGTAACATAGAAATGAATTTTAATAGTCAATTTAAACAGAAAAACGATATTACAAGTGGTCAAGCTAGAAACATAAATGACCAAGCAGTTGACAGCTTATTAGAGATAATTACACCACTAAAAAGTACGTTTAATTGAAAATTAGCAGAAAACAGTATGAAAATTAGCAGAAAATTAGCAGATTTATTCAATTTAAAGATATATAATAATATTGTTAGAAATATACAATAATAAAAAAGAACCTAAAGCAGAGTTGCTAGAGGTTCTTTTTTTACGTTCAAGAGGTGAGAATATGTGTCCTATATATGATAGTGAGTTAGAAAACGGACGATGTCCAATTTGCGGGTTTATAAGCACATGATGCGATTAATTGAGTAGGTTACTCTAAAAAATAAATATATAAGGAGTAAGGATATGTTAAGTATATATACAGTTCTTAAATGTAAAACATGCATGTTAGAGTTTGTACTGCTAAGCGAGGATGTTAAAGCGATACCTGAGGATAGATACTTAGTATGTCCTTTCTGCAGTAGCAAAAGGGTTATAGTTACGAAAGCTAATGATAATCTAAAAGAATGTATGCAAGAGAGTTCATATAGGAGAGTTCATGGATCACTGAGGCAGGTGAGATGATGTAATGAGAAAGAAGGGTAAGAATGCAGCTATAGCTATAAAAAATAGTGTAGATGTAAAAAGGATTTGTAATGATTTAAAGGTTAGAGCTCCAAAGGCCTATGTACTTTTTATGATAGGACTTACCACTGGATACAGAGGTGGTGATCTTATAAAACTTACAATAGGTGATATTAAAGAAGCTAGCAAAACTGGTGAGTTAACTATACTTGAAGAAAAAACAGAAGATACAAGAAAAGTTCCCTTTGAAAGAGTGGTTTATTTAAGTGATAAATTCAAACTTTTTCTAAATGATTATGTTAAAGGTAAAGATGATGCAGAATATATATGCTGGTCTCAAAAGGCAAAAGGAAAAGGTGCGTTAAGAAATCCTATACGAAGAGATTCATTAGGAAAGATATTTTTAGAATCATGTAAAAGGCTAGGAATTGCAACTATATCTGTAGGTGTGCATACTCCAAGAAAAACATATGGATATAATCAATATATGGAACACGATAAAGATATTAATTTTGTACAGGAACTTTTTGGACATTCTACTCCAAAAATTACAAGAAATTATATTGGAATCGATGAAGAAATGGCAAGAAAAGCATCTACAACTATGGATAGATTTGTTAACTAGATTTGGGAAATATTTATTTTTTTTACTTACTAATACCACACTTTTTAAAGGAGAGATATTTACTATTTAAAAAAATGTTATCTTCAAATATATGCAACTAAAAATACAAATACCATACTTATACACAGAATGAGGGATTATTTTAACAATAAATGTAATAAATCATAGTAAAAATATATAAAAAAACAAGGGAAATAATTAGTTTGGGAAATGATAAAAAATATCGTAGCACTTTATATTGCAAGTGCTACGATAAATGAGGTGATTAAATGTCAAGAAGTGATAGCTTTGAAGAGATAATAGAAAGTAACTTAGACAAGATAGAGGCTATGGTTGAGAACAATAATACAGATAAGGAAATTGCAGAAAAGCTCGGAGTGGCATATTCCACATATAGGAAATATAAGAGTACTAACGTAGCACTTAAGGGCCGAATTGCTACGGCAAAGGATAAGAAGAATCAAGAGGTTGAAAAAGCCTTATTTAAAAAATGTATTGGATATAAATATACAGAAGAGGTTGCAACCAAAGTTAAAGTAGAGGTACTTGCTGCAGATAATGAAACAATTTTAGTTCAGGAAACTGTGATTGTAAGTGAAGTTAAAAAGTATTCAGGACCTGACCTTGGAGCGCAAAAGTTCTACTTAGTTAATAGAGTAGGAGCTAAGTGGAAAGAAGATCCTAATAAGGTTTCTAATGATAAAAAGCTTACTAATCTTAAAGAGAAAGAAGTTAACGCTAAAGTTGGAGATGTATAAAAAGGAGTTGTATTTGTAATGAGAAATGATATAGATGATGAACTTAGGAGAAAGGCTAATGATAGAAGGGATGAGGACAGGAACAATCCGTTGGAGATGTTCAGTACTACACAACTTAAGAAGGAGTTAAGAAGAAGGAAAGGGATTATAGAGTACAAGTAATGGATACTAAGGAGTTAGTACAATGGATAAGAACATTATATCTACATAACAATATCAAAGCATTCTATATGAATAAGGTATGGAGATCATTAAGAGCAGATGTATTAGTAGAGCAACACAATGAGTGTCAGTTATGTAAGGCTAATGGATTGGTCGAGGTAGCAGTAACAGTACATCACATGAAATATGTAAGACATCATCCAGAATTAGCATTGACTAAGGATAATCTAATGTCAGTATGCAAAGAGTGTCATTATCAAATACATCATCACTTAATAATTAAAAAGCAATTAAATATTGAAAGATGGTAAGAATATAGTTATTAAAAGGGTTATTATTAAAAATAGTAAGTCATGGTGTCATTGCTGATACCCCCGGTCATTTTATTTGAAAAGCGGTGAGGAAATCAAGAGAACGGTGTGTGTAAAAGACAAAACAAAAATATCGCGCGTGTGAGAAAAATTTGCGCGAAAGGAGATAATTTGAAAAATATGAAAAATGCAATTGAGATTAAAGAGTCATTAGTCAAGCAGCTTGAAAATAAAAATGCAAATACAGATTACTTTTTAGCTTTAGTTGATGATTATATTTGGTATTTTAATCAAGAAAAGGGCATGCAAGAAGATGTTAAAATACGTGGACGTTCTTATAAAGCAAAATCAGCTTCAGGATTTTTAATAATGAAAGAGAATGAGTCCTTAAAAAATGCATTAATTTTTAATAAACAAAAGCTAGCAATTCTCAAACAATTAGATTTAAGAATTGATAATGTCGTAGGCGATGCTGATGATGAAATGTAAAAAGTTAATCCCAGAAATTCAAAATTACATTGGTCTAGTACGAAGTGGCATAATAGAGATTTGCAAAGAGCAGCTGCAGCTTTGTGATTATGTAGAAAAATGCTTCAGGGAAGAAAATTTATTTGTAGATGAAACACAATTGCATAAGTATCTGAGCTTGATTAAATACTTTCCATTTGAATTATATGAGTGGGAGGTGTTTTTATTTGCTCTTCACAATTGTACTTACTCTAGGATTGGAATTTTAAGATGGCCCGACTTATTTATTTTAGTTGGTAGAGGAGCAGGTAAAAATGGTTATTTATCATTTGAGGACTTTTGTCTTATAAGTGACTACAACCCAGTTAAAAAATATAACATTGATATTTGTGCTAATAGCGAAGACCAGGCTAAAACTTCTTTCGTGGATATTTGGGACGTATTGGAGGCAAACGAGTCAGCATTAAAAACACATTTTTCGTGGACTAAAGAACTAATTACAAATTTAAGAACAGGCGCAGAATTAAGATTTAGGACCAGCAATGCAAAGACAAAAGATGGTGGACGTCCAGGGAAGATTGATTATGATGAATTGCACTCATATGAAAATTATAAAATAATAAATGTATTTAAAACCGGATTAGGGAAAAAAGCAAATCCGCGCACAACTATTATTACAACAAATGGTGATGTTCGCGGTGGTCCTTTGGATGATATGTTAATAAATGCACTAGACATATTAAGGGGTGCTACAAATGACAATGGTACCTTGCCATTTATATGTAGGTTGGATAGTGAAAAAGAAGTCGATAATCCTTTGATGTGGGATAAGGCAAATCCAACTCTTCACTACAATGAGGAACTTAGAATTGAAATAGCTAAAGAATATATAGATTTTAAGAAGGATCCTGTTAACAATTCTGCATTTATGACAAAGAGAATGAATATTCCCAAAGGTAACCAGGATGTAGAAGTAACAGAGTGGGCAAATATTTTAGCAACTAATCAAGAGTTACCAGAATTGAATGGTTGTAATTGTGTAGCTGGAATTGATTATGCTAAGACAACGGATTTTGTTTCTGCTGGACTTTTGTTTTTATATAAAGGGATATATTATTGGCTATCTCACACTTGGGTTTGTACTAAATGTTTAGATTTAGGGAGAATTAAAGCACCATTACATGAATGGGAAGACATGGGATTACTTACATTTGTAGATAATGTAGAGATATCTCCTAGTATTCCAGCAGAATGGTTAGCGGAACAGGCACAAAAATATAATATTACTGCACTTGGTATGGATAATTACAGATATTCCTTATTGAAGAGAGCACTTAATGAGGTAGGATTTGATACCGATAAGGATGGATCTAATAATGTGAAGCTTATAAGACCATCTGACCAAATGAAAGTTGGTCCTATTGTTAACAGTCTGTTTGCTAATCATGCTATTGGGTGGGGTAATAATCCATTACTAAGATGGAACGTTAATAATACAAGCATAGTAACATCAACCGCAGGAAATATAACCTATGGAAAAATAGAAGCTAAAAGTAGAAAGACTGATGGATGGATGGCTTTTGTAGCAGCTCTTTGTGCTAGTGACGAACTTATAGATAGTGGTGATACAGTCGAATTGGATTTAGGATGTTACACATATTAAAGAAAATAAGCAAGACCACCAAAGGAGGTGATTATAATTAATTATTTTAACTGGATTAAAAGCTTTTTGGGCATAGGCGAAACAACAGTAAATGTAACGAGTACCGCAACAACACTTGAGACACAACTTAACATAGAATTATTTGCAGTTTTTAGCGCAATTAATTTGATAGCAAGTTCTGTTTCAAAATGCGAATTTAAAACCTATTCAAAGTATGCAGAAATCAAGGGTGATGAATACTATTTGTGGAACGTTGAGCCTAATAAAAATCAAAATTCAAGTCAGTTTATTCAAGACTTTATGTCTAAACTATTATTTAATAATGAGGTTTTAATATTAGATATTAACGGTCAACTTATTGTAGCAGATAGTTTTTATCAAGAAGAACTTGCTTTAAAAGAAAATACTTTTTCGTCAGTTGTAAAATGTACGTATTCTTTTCCAAGGCCTTTTACTATGAATGAGGTAATGTACTTAAAGTTAGGTAACACAGATATAAGGCTGCTACTAAGTAATTTAATGATGGGCTATAATAACCTGCTTAACATGTCAATGAGTAAGTATAAAAAATCTGGTGGTAGAAAAGGAACAATGGATATTAATGCTACTGCAAGTGGTAACAAAGAATTTCAAACCAAATTAAAAGATTTAATGCAAGTAAAATTCAAACAATACTTTGAGGCAGAAAACGCAGTACTACCTTTAGAAAATGGTTACACCTATACAGAACAAGGTGGGGAAGGTAGCAAGAAAAGTACAAGCGAAATTGTAGATATTGCTTTAGTAACAAAAGAAATATTTGAAAGAGTTGCGCAAGCTTTTAGAATACCACCGGCACTACTTAGAGGTGATATTGCAGATATAGGAGCAACAACAGATAATTATCTGACATTTTGTATTGATTCTAACTTAGATATGATTCAAGAAGAAGCCAATCGCAAAAGATATGGTAAGGCTAATTATTTAGTAGGAAATTACTTAAGAATTGATAGCACAAATATAAAGCATATTGATTTATTTAGTATCAGTACCGCCTTTGATAAGCTTATTGCTAGTGGTGGTTATTCTATAGATGAGTTGAGGATTAAGTGTGGTGACGTTGCACTCAATACAGACTATAGCAAACAACATTTTATTACTAAAAACTATCAAAAAATAGAAACTCTAGGAAATGAAACAAAAGTTATTATTTAAAAATGAAGGGAGGTGAAATAGTGCAAAAGAAAATATGGGAATTAAAACAATTAGCGAGTGATCCAGGTACTTTAGATATGTATGTCTATGGAAATGTACAGGGTGATAGTTACGACTATTGGAGCGGTCAAGATATTGTGAGTGAAACATCCGCAAACTTTTTCAAAGAAGAACTCGCAAAATATAAAGATATTAAAAGTATCAATGTATATATGAATAGTTACGGTGGTTCAGTATTTGAAGCTATGTCAATTAGAAATCAACTTAAAAGACATACCGCCACAGTAACAGGCATAGTAGATGGTTTTGCAGCAAGCGCAGGTAGTTTTATATTAACTGGTTGTGATGTAGTTAAGATGTATAGTAACACAACACAAATGTTACACAATATGCTTAATGTCGTAGTAGGTAATTCAACTCAATTAAGAAAAGCCGCTGATGATATGGACATAATGATGAAAGGCAATAGACAAGCCTACCTAGAAAAAGCGGGCGATAAATTAACTGAGGAAAAGTTAATAGAAATCATGGACAACGAAACATGGTTAACCGCTGAACAATGTCTTGGATATGGACTATGTGATGAAGTTATTGCAGAAGAAGTAAATCTTGATAATGCAAAACAAATAGTGCAACAAATGAACATATCAATGCAACAACAAATAGATCATAACAAAGAATTAGTAATGTTATTAAAAGAGTTTGTAACGGTACCTGAAATAGTAAAAATAGTACCCAAAGAGGTTCCAGTACAATTAACAAACATGCAAAAATTAAAAGCAGCTTTAAAAATAAAAAATACGGAGGAATAATTTATGATTTCAAAAGACTTACAACAAAAATTATCACAAGAAAAATTGGTGGCAGCATTTAAAAGTACAGATGAAAACGCAATAGCGGTAGCATTTACAGAGTTTGCTGAAGGTGTACAACAAAGTGTCATAAGTGAGTTTGAAGCTTACAAACAATCAGCAGACAGTAATATTTTAACTAAACGTGGAGTACACCAGTTAACCGCTACAGAGGATAAATTTTATCAAGGTATAATTAGTGCAATGAAATCAGCAGATCCACGCCAAGCATTTACTACTCTACCAGCAGCATACCCTGAAACAATAGTTGATAATGTAATTGCAGATATCAAAGAAGCGCATCCTTTATTAGCCGCAATCAACTTTACAAACACAACTATATTAACGAAAATGATTGTAAATAAGCAAGTTGCACAACTCGCAGCATGGGGACCAATTAATTCCGCAATAACAAAAGAGTTAATGGGTGAAATTGGAACAATGGATTTAACTCTTTGCAAGTTATCTGCATTTATGCCAATTTCAAAAGATATGTTACTATTAGGACCTGCATGGATTGATGCTTATGTAAGAAGTGTATTATCCGAAGCAATCGCAATGGCAACAGAGGAAGCAATAATTAATGGTACTGGTAAAGATATGCCTATTGGAATGAATAGAAGTGTGGCCGATGATGTAACAGTAACTGCAGGTGTGTATCCTCTTAAAACTGCAATGTCAGTTGCTAATCTTAACCCTTTAACATTTGGAGCAATAGCAGGTAAGTTGGCGGTAGCACCAAATGGAAAACAAAGACCAGTTTCAAATGTATTATTAATAGTTAGTCCTTTGGATTATTTCACTAAAATATTTCCGAACACAACTATAAGACAACTCGATGGCAGCTATGCTTATAATGTATTCCCATTTCCAACGACTGTAATACAGTCTACCGCAGTAACCGCAGGAACTGCTATATTTGGTTTAGCAGATAAATATTTCATGGGGATTGGAGCGGGTACAAACGGAGGGAAAGTAGAATTTTCTGACGAGTACAAATTTTTAGAGGATGAAAGAGTTTATCTATCTAAAATGTATGGTAACGGAAAAGCATTAGATGATAATGCATTTATTTTAGCAGACATATCTACAATGACAGCAGCTGTTCTAGAAGTAGCAGTTACTAATATTGTTAAGACTAAAGAACAGGCTTAATTTAAGAGGTGATCTAAATGTTACTTGAAGAAGTAAAAAGCTACTTGCATATAACATGGACAGATGATGTTACAGATAATAACTTAACTGGTTTTATAAGTCGAGGAAAGGCGCGCTTGCAGAAAATTGCAGGAGCGCCTCTTGACTTTGATGTAGAAGACTTACCAAAGACATTACTTCTTGATTATTGTAGGTATGCTAATAGCCAGGCCTTAGAAATGTTCGAAAAAAACTTTGCAAGTGAACTCATGAGTTTACACATTGAAAGTCTGGTTGGTGCCGAAGCTGATGTGGTAACAGTATGAGAATAAAAACAGATACAGAGTTTACAACTTATAGTGATGGGGTATGCGATATTTATACCATTGATGATAATGGTGAGCCTATTAATAAATATAAAAGCCTAGGATTTACAGAACGTGTCCTTGGCTTTAATAGATTTTATGCAGCCGCAGCTAATCAAATAGCAATATCTAAAGTAATAAGAATTCCTAAACTAGATAATATTGATACTTTTGACCATGTCGATATTAATGGAAAAGCTTATGATATTAAATTAGTACAAATTATATATGATGCTAATCCACCAAGTATTGATCTAACTTTACAATAAGAGGGTGATTTGAATGGCTGAATTGCAAATGAGGGGCATGGACGAATTACTTGAAAGACTTCAAGGCATGGAAACAAAAATGTCTAATAAATTAAAGGGTGCAGTTTTAATAAAGGCAGCACAACCTATTCTTGCGGATGCTATAGGTACAAATGTATTTAAAGACCAAAGCGGAAAAGGAAGAGCAGGCTTAAAAACAGGTAGACCAGCTTTTAAGGGTGACAAAGTTACTGTTTTAATTGGAATAGATAAAGGCGATATTTCAGAAATATTTTATATGAAGATGGTTGAATGGGGCACTTCAAAAATGCCAGCTAGACCATTTTTAACTAAAGCATTTGAAAGAAATAAAGCTGAAGCTTATGAAATATTAAAAGCCGAATTAAGGAGTGGGTTAGGGTTATGATAGATGAACTTATTCCGAATATTCTTGCATCCTTAAACCTTCCAATTAAATTTCAAACATATGGAGGAGTAGCCACAACCTATATAACTTTTTTTACTTATTTGAAGCAAGGGGAAAGTTTTTCAGAGGATACTGAAGAACTTTCAGGTAATTATATCCAAGTTGATATATGGAGTAAAGAAAGAAACGTAACACTTTACGAGCAAGTGAAAACATTAATAATAGAAGCACAATTTAAAAGAACTGATGAAGTAGAACTATATGAATCTGATACCAAAATTTATCATAAAGGTATTAGATTTTTTTATTCAGAGGAAATAATTTAAAAAGGAAAGAGGTATAAAAATATATGGGAAGACAAGTTGGATTAAAAAATATTCACGTTGCTCTATTAACTGAAGATTTAATTACAGGCACAACTTATGAAGTACCAGTGAAGTTAGAAAGGGCAATTAAAGCAGTGCTAAAACCAAAAGCAACACAAACTAAACTATATTCGGATGACAGTGTAGAAGAGGTTTTAAACTCATTTGATTCAATTGATGTGACAATAGAATTAAATCAATTATCTTTAACATCCAGGGCTTTACTACAAGGCGCTAAAGTTATAAAGGGTGTGCTTGTAGAAAGTAAAGATGATATTGCCCCAACTCTCGCACTTGGGTTTCAAAGCAAGAAAACAAATGGTAAGTCCAGATTTGTTTGGTTATATAAAGGAAGTTTCGGACTTGGAGATGATACATTCGAATCAGAAGCTGATAAAATTAAAGACCAAACAGCTTCATTAACAGCTACTTTTTATGCTAGAGATTCTGATGGACTCTATAGACTTATTGCTGATGAAGATGAAGAGTTAATGTTACCTGCGTTTATAACTGCATTTTTTACAACTGTTGCAGTACAACCAACAATAGCATAAAATAAAGCACTCTTAAACAGGGTGCTTTTTCTTAGTATATAAAATCTGGAGGGTATTATGAAAGGTAAAGAATTAAAAAACATAGTAAGAACACTGGAATTAAAAGATGGTAAACACAAAGTAGCGGTGGATTATAATACTTTTGAATTATTAGAAGAGATGTACGGCGACGTTGATGTGGCACTGAGTGTATTTAACGGTGTTATATCTAAGACTGATATAAAAAAATATATATGTGCATGTATAAATTCTCTGATTGAAAATGAAGAGGATAGATATACGCTCTTTTCTATTGGGAAAATATTAGATATATCTAAATCACAAGAATATGTTGCTATCATGTTGGGTTTATTAAATGAAGCTTTACCTGCACCTAAAAGTGATATTGACAAAGAGGACAAAGATATAAAAAACTAGATAGCCAAGAGGATCATGAAAAAGGATGGGATTGGGCTTGGCTATTGTTTTTATATACTAATATTTTAGGATTTAGTGAAGAGTACTTTTGGAAGTCTAACCCTAAAAAATTAAACCATTTATATACAATATATAGAAAATATAATGGATTAGACATAGATGGAGAAGAGGGATTTATTGATGATATCTTATTCTAAAAGAAAGGAGGAATAAAAATGGCAGATGATATGGGCTTAAATGTCCAACTTGCAATGGAGTCGCAATCATTTCAGCAACAAATCACTACAATAAATAGACAAATGACTGTTGCTAGAGCAGAATTTGGGAATGCTAGTACAGCAGTTGACGGTTTTGGAGATGCAACACAATCTTTAGAAGCAAAAGCTGGAAATTTAACCAGACAAATTGCAATGAGTCAACAAAAGGTAGATTTATTAACTACAGCCCACGAAAGGGCACGTACAATATTGGCCACAAATGCTCAAGCAAATGAAGTTTTACGGCAACAAGTTGCGAATACTACTTCGGCATACGATGCCAGTGTAATTGCAACAGGAGCAAATAGTGAAGAAAGTGTAAGATTAAGAACAGAATTAGCTTCTTTAAATACACAATTTACACAAAGTAACACTATAGTTAATAGAAATAGTGCTACTGTAGATAACTTAAATATTAGATTGCAGAATACACAAAGAATCCAAAATGGATTACAGAGTGATTTAAATGCAACAAATACTGATTTAGAAAATCAAACAAATGGTTTAAATGATGTAGGAGTTAGTGCTGAAGAAAATCAAGAAAAAATGAAGGTACTTGGTGAAAAAATTACTGAAATGGGTAAGGTTGCAGTGGTAGGAATACTTGCAATAGGTACTGCTATGGTTGGAACAGTTGCCCTGGGTGTTAATATGGGCACAGATTTGACAAAAGCACTCAATGGAGTTCAATCATCTGTAGGATATAGCGATAAGCAAATGGGTGGAATGCACGACACTATGATTGCAATTTATAACGATAATTTCGGAGCTGATTTTGAGGATATTGGAAAGAGTATTGAAGAAGTAGGTAGACAAACAGGGTTGACTGGTAAAGCACTACAACTTATGACTGAAAATGCTTTATTACTAAAAGACACTTTTGGGTTTGAAGTTACGGACAGTATAAGAAGTGTAAGTCAAATGATGAAACAATTTGGACTTAGTAGTGATGAAGCTTTCAATCTTATTACACAAGGAACCCAAAACGGTATTGATGCTTCAGGAGATTTCCTTGATACTATAAATGAATATTCTGGTACTTTTAAGCAACAAGGCTTCACAGCAAGTGAATTTTTCAATATGTTAAGTAATGGTAATAAAGCAGGAGTAAGAGATACAGATTTACTTGCTGATGCAATTAAAGAATTTGGTATAAGGTCAAAAGATGCAAGTGATGGTACTGCTAAAGGATTTACTGCTTTAGGATTAAATGCCGTAGAAATGACTAGTGCATTTACTAAGGGTGGAGAAACTGGACAAGTTGCCTTTGAAAAAGTTACTAAAGCATTATTAGGTATGAAAGACCCAGTTGCACAGAACTCAGCAGGCATCGCTTTATTTGGAACACAATATGAAGATTTGGGACTAAAAGGCGTTACTGCATTATTAAATACTAAAGGTGCAATTAATGATAATGTAAATGCTTTAGGTAAAATTAATGAGGTAAAATATAATGATTTTGCTTCGGGTATGGAAGGAATAAAACGTCAACTTCAAACCGGATTATTATTACCTTTAGGAGAAGAGGTTCTTCCAAAATTAAATGAGTTTGGAAATTATTTAAAAACAAATTTACCTGCAATAATTGAAGATTTAAAACCTGTTATAAATGGATTTGTAGATTCTTTTAAATTTTTAGGAGAAAATCTAAATGTTGTAGCACCACTTTTAGTCACAGTAGTGGGTGGCATTGGAGCATTTAAAGCAGTTTCAGCAGTTACAGGAATAGTTAGTGCTTTTAGTGCAGTAATGGGAACAACAGCAGTAGCAACTGCAGGAGTAGGAGTGGCAGGAGTAGGAGTAGCAACTGGAATGGGAGCAGTTGGACTCGCAGTAGGTGGAGCAGCAGTAGCCGCCGCACCTTTTATTTTAACAGGCGCAGCAATTGTTGGAACTGGAATATTAATTAAAAATTCAATGGATAAAGAAGTAGTACCATCAATTAATTTGTTTGCAGATAAAGTAACAACAACTAGCACAAGTGTAAGTGGTAATTATGCAACAATGAGTGCAGGAGTAACTACTGAAACTGTCAAAATATCTAAGGCAACAGCAACCGCGGTGGGTGCATATATGAAAATGGATGAAGATGCATCAAAATCATTATCTAATTTATATGTTAATTCTACTGTAATTACGGATAAAACTGCATTAGCTTTAGAAACAAAATATAAAGAAATGGCAACTAATATTAAGATTGGTTTAGATACTCATTATACAGAACAACTTACAACGATGCAGACTTTCTTTAGTAAAAGCAGTGCATTGACAACTGAAGATGAATTACAAATACTTGCAAATATGAAATCTGTAAATGAGGGTAAAAAAGGCTTAGAAGATTTTCATGCTAAAGAAATACTAGCAATAATTAAAAAAGCAAAAGATGAACATAGGGAATTAACTTCAAAAGAACAAGTAGATATTAATGAAATTCAAAACAAAATGAAGATAAATGCAGTAAAAGCTTTAAGTGATGGTGAAGTAGAAAGTAAGGTAATTTTAGAAAGGTTAAAAGAATATACAACTAGAATTACAACAGAACAAGCATCTGAGGAAATTAAAAATGCTAATAAGGCAAGAGATGGTTCGGTTACTGCAGCAAAAGATAAATATAACAAAGTAGTTGCTGAAATAGTAAGGCAGAGAGATGAGGCACATACTATAACAGCAGATCAAGCCGATAAATTAATTGCGAATGCACAACTAGAAAAAGATGGGGTTATACTTAGAGCTGAAGAATTAAGAACAGGAGTAGTTGAAAAAATAACCAGTATGAATAGTGATGTAATAAATAATGTAAATACAAGTTCAGGTGATATTTTAACACAGTGGGATAAACTTAAAAGTTGGTGGGATAATTGGATCCCAGCAGTAAAAACATTTTTCACACAAACAATAAGTAGTGGTGGAACCGGTGGCCTAGGTGATAATTCCGGTGGAAATTATAAATTTGCGGTGGGTACAAGGTATTTACCAAAAGATATGATAATCGAAGCTCATGAGGGTGAAATGATAGTACCTAAATCTGAAAACCCATATGCAAATAGTGGTGGTGGAAAAACATTACCGAATAATGGAATAACTCAAACAGTTAACATCTACAGTCCAACCGCGCTGAGTCCATCAGAAACCGCTAGACAAAACAAAAGGGCTTTGCAAGAATTAGCATTCAGTTTCTAGGAGGTGATTAGTTGAAAACATTAACTTTTATAAATAGTTTGGGAGCAAAATTAGAATTTACTAATCATGCTCCTTATTTATTGCAAAAATTTAATGAAACAACAAATGTAAATGTCTATAATTCAAAGGACATGAATCAAAACGGGAAGAAATATTTAGGTAATACATTAGATATAAAAGACATAACTTTACAAGTTGCTATTATTGCAGCAAACAAAGAAAATTTAATTAATTATAGAAACAAGATAAATAAAATATTCAATCCTACACTAGATGAAGGTTGGCTTAATTATAAAGATGATATAAAGGAATGGAAAGTAAAATGTATCTCGAATAAACTACCATTCCCTACTTCAATAAATAATAGATCTAATACTTGTTTAATATCTTTAACTGCAAATAATCCATTTTGGTTGGATTTATTAGAATCTAAAAAAGAAATTGCATTATGGAAAGGTGATTTTAGCTTTCCATTGAAGATAACAAGTTCTGGAATTAAATTTGGACATAGAGAACCAAGCCTTATTGTTAATGTTAATAATAGTGGCGATGTCGAATGTGGGATGAGAGTAGCATTTAAGGCACTCGCAACACTAACTAATCCAAGTATATTAAATGTTAATACCCAAGAATATATAAAAATAAATAAAACCATGGTAGCTGGAGAAGTGATCTCAGTATCAACATATTTTGGAGATAAAAAAATTAATAGCATCTTAAATGGTGTTACCACTAATGCTATTAACTATATAGATTTTCAAAGTACATTTCTTCAATTGGCAGTTGGTGATAATCTATTTAGGTACAATTCAGATACAAATTTAGATAATTTAGAAGTTAGTATTTACTACCAACCTCAGTATTTGGGGGTGTAATAGATAGAACTTTATATATTTGATAGAGCATTGAATTTTAAGGGAATAGTAGATAGTTTTACATCTTTAAGATGGGTACGCAGATATTATAAGAGTGGAGAATTTGAATTACAATGTGCATTAACGCCTGAAAGCTTAGAGCTATTAACAAGAGAAAGTATAATTTGGAAAAAGGATGATACTGAGGCAGGGTACATTGAGTACAGAAACTTAAAACAAGATGTAGAAGGCAAAGAAATATTAGTTCTAAAAGGCAAATTTCTTACTGGTTATTTGAACCGCAGAATAATTTGGGGAACGGAAATATTAAACATTACATCTGAAGTAGCTATGAGGACCTTAGTTAATAAAAATGGTATAGCTCCAGTAGATACAAATAGAGTCATTCCAAATTTGTTATTAGGACCCTTAAATAACTACATTGAACAGGTTGATTACCAAGTATCATATGCTAATTTATGTGATGAACTTGAAAATTTAAGCAATATAAGTAATTTAGGGCATAGAGTTAAGTTTTATGAAACTAATAGAAAGCTTATATTTGATGTTTATAAAGGATTAGATAGATCAGTAAATCAATCAATAAATCCAAGGTGCATTTTCAGTAAAGAATTTGAAAACATCTTAGAACAGGAATATGTAGATAGCTTGAATAATTATAAAAATCTAGCTTTAGTTGGTGGAATTGGTGAAGGTGCTGCAAGAAAAATGGCTACTATAGGAAATAGTAGTGGATTAGATAGATTTGAAGTGTTTAATGACCAAAAGGGTTTAAGCAATGTTGTTGATAGTTTGACTATGAGCGACGCTGATTATACTCTTTTATTAGTTGGAAAGGGTAATGAAACCCTTGCAGAAACAAAAGAAATAAAAACCTTTGATAGTAAAATAAATTTACAGAGCAATTTAAAATATAAAGTGGATTTTGATTTAGGAGATATAGTCACTTATTTATCTAAGAAATGGGGTATAACTTTAGATAGCAGAATTATAGAGGTAGAGGAAATTTACGAAGAAGCTGGTCCTCAGATTAATATAACTTTTGGTAACAATATTCCAACCCTAATAGACAAAATTAAAAGCATAAAAAAACAACAATCTGGTGCTGGTGGTGTTAGTAGTACAACAAATATAGAAATAACAAGTATCGACGGTGGTAGTTTTGTATAGAAAGGATGTGATAATGTGGAAAAATCAAGTTTTTTTAATAGTGTAGGTGATGATCGTGTATATTTTGCCGAAGATTTTGCAGAATTTTTTAATAGTTTAATAACAAACGGTGTGTTTCCTAATCCTAGTAGCAATTTACAAATAATAGCCAATAGTGATATGACAGTTACTATTAAAGCAGGTAAGGCTTGGATTAATGGTTATGTATACATTAATGATGGCGATTTAATATTGCCCATAGCGGTGGCTGATGGTGTGTTAAAAAGGATAGATAAGATTGTAATACAATTCAATACTTTAAACAGAAATATTACTGCTAAAGTCCAGAAAGGTACATTTGCAAGTATACCAGTTGCTTTAGCTCTACAGCGTGATGCTGATGCTTATGAATTAGGTATTGCAGATATATTAGTTAATAATGGATCAACAATTATAAGCCAGGCAAATATTACAGATTTAAGAATGAATACTACTTATTGTGGGTGGGTAAATAGTTTAATACAGGCGGATACAACTGCAATTTTTAACCAGTATCAAGCGTGGTTTACTGCTCAATCTAATAATTATGATGCTGATATGGTGGAAACACAAACACAGTTTCAAAATGATTTTAATAGCTGGTTTGCTACAGTGCAAAATACTCTTAGCGGAGATATTGCAGGCAATTTATTAAGTAAGATTAATGAAATTCCTAAAATTTATAGGGGTACAGTAGCACCTACTACACCGACAAATATAGATTTTTGGTTTAAAGAAATTTAAGGGGGTGAGGTAATTGTCACAAACTATACAGGTTAAAAGAGGGCTAAAAGTTAATCTTCCAACATTGATAACAGGGGAAATGGGATTTTGTACGGATACGAAGGAAGTATTTGTAGGCGACGGTATCGGCAATATACTAGTTGGAAGAATCATGATGGGAACCTATGCAGCGAGACCAAATGCTGGGGTACAAGGTAGGCTTTATTATGTTAATAGTAGTACGAATTCAGGATATGTCTATATCGATGATGGTACAGCATGGCAAAGAGCTAATGTATTAGCCTTAAGTGATTTAACTGGAACTTTTGATGATATAACGGAGGGTGCAACATATGCTAAAGTCAAAAAAACTGAGATAACAAATGGACAAGTAATTAGAATAAGTGATGGCACCAATACAGTAACTGCAGCTGCTGCCAATACTCACATAAATGATGCAACAAAACATCGACTTATTAATGATGCAGGAATAGCTATAACTGATTTGTGGTCCGCACAGAAAATTAATAATGCAATAGAGTTGGCTAAGCATAATATTGAACCACAAGCGAGTGTAAAAGACCAAAACTTAGTAACACCTCCTGCAAGTGGGCAAGTTATTGGAGATAGATATATAATCCCTACTGGTGCTACTGGCGTATGGTTAAGTAAAACTAACCAGATAGCAGAATGGGACGGTACTACATGGCAGTATTACACGCCACTTGTAGGCTGGAATTTATTTATCGATGATGAACTTAAGATGTATGGATATAGTGGTAGCGCTTGGGTAAGGACTGGAGGAGCTCTTCAAACAGTTACTGCAGGCACAGGATTAACAGGGGGAGGACAGGCTGATGCTGTAACTTTAAATATTGGTGCTGGTAATGGCATAATTGTAGCAGCAGATGCAATATCAATTGATGCATATAAAGGCATAACAGTGGATGCAAATGGAGTTGCAGTAAATATAGATGGAGTTAGTTTAGTTTATGATTCTGCTAATGGTAATAGATTAATGGTAGCTACAGTTGATGGAGGCACCTTCTAGGGAGGGGTATTATGGCAAAAATAAAAGCTAAAAGAGGGCTTGAAGCAAATCTAGGTAGTATCACTCTTGAAGATGGTGAATTTGCGCTTACAACGGATACAAAAAAATTATATGTTGGTTTGGCTGGTATAAAAATATTATTAGTAAATACCTCAACTAGTGGAGACATGCAAAAAAACATATATGATACAGATGGTGACGGTATTGTAGATCAGGCTGAAAAGGTAAATTGGAGTGGTGTACAGAATGGACCTACAAAATTATCTGAATTTACTAATGATTTAGGAGCTGGAGGAGTAGTAAAAATTACAACCTCTAATATATCCCCTGATAATCCAACTCCTTATGCGTTTTGGTATAAAACTGATGATGTAATTACATTAACAGGAGATGTAATAACAACTACAGGCGTTTCTCCAAGCACTCCAAATCCAGGCGATTTTTGGTACAAAGAATTATAGAGGAGATGATTAAATGACTGATAAAAATATTCAAATGACACAGAGAAATGCAGCTAACGACGGGTGGGATAATTTAAACCCAATTACAAAAGCGGCCAATGTTTTAGCATCTGACGGAGAAACAGTTGAGTCACACTTGGCTGATTTGTCGTCGCAAGTCGTAAATAAAGGTGCAAGTTTAATAGGATTAAACGATAGTGGTAATAAATTTACAGCAACAAATGTTGAAGGAGCTATGCTTGAACTTTTTACACTTGCCAATGATGGTAAAACTGTGGTTGCTAGTGCTATAACTGCAAAGGGTGTTTCTGCAAGTTCTGCTGATACATTTCCAACATTGGCAACTAAGATAGGACAAATCACAACTCAATCAGTTTTAACTGGTACTTTGGTTGCTAGTGATATTAAAACGGGTAAAACGGGGTATAGTACTGATCCTTTAGTCAAAATTACTGGTAACCATGTAGAACCTACTATAACAAGTTTAGGTGGTAAAAGATGGGCAAGTGGTACAGCAAATACAAGTGGTACTAATTTCCCTTTTTCGGTATATGGATTAGGTTTTACAGCTAGACATATAACATGGTTTATTCAAGGAACAGAGGCTTATGGTTGTTATAATGCAGATGATGGAAGTGCCAATTTTTGTTGCTACCTTAGGGGAAACGGTTCAGGGGCAATTGGTTCAAAAGCTACAGACATTTCTATAACTTCTACCAGTTTTACAGTTAACACAAAATTCTATGCAACAAGTGTTATATGGTATGCTACTGATTAAATATAGGAGGTGTCAAAATGAATACATTATTAATTTATGATTCAACAGGATATATAATTTCACAAATGAGTGGTGCAGTTAGAGAACCACAAGGTGGAGTACAATTTATATGGACAGAAATACCCACAGGAAAACAAATAAAAATTACTGATGGAATAGGTGTAGATGTAAATGTTACACCAAATGTGGCCATTTTGGAAGATATTCCATTAACAGAAATGGAATTATTACAAGCAGACCAATTATTGCAATCAAACAGACTTAGCGAAAAAGAAATGGATGATATAGCGTTCCAAGAATATGTATTAAGTATGTTACCACAATAAATAATAAAAACTTAGGAGGAATGTAAAATGGCATTTTACCAATGGAGAGTAGGCGGTCTTTCAAGATGTATATACTTAGACGGTACTAAAACTTTTGAACAAGCAATAGCAGAAGATGTGTTATATGAACAAGCTATAAAAACATATGCCAGTATAAAGTTTACTTATGGTCAAATAGATAATGCATTAGCAATGGGATATATTACACAAGTAGAATATGACGATACTATAGAACTGAAAATGGTAATAGAGCCTAGATCAATGATGACAGAGGTTCCGGCAGAATAGGAAAATATGACGTCACATTAATGTGTATTAGTGTGTATTAGTATTTATTCATGTAACAAAATGTAAAACAAAATGTATAATCATTTAAGAGGTGATTATATGGCAGTACGTAGACAAAATATGAGCGTGGATCCAACAGTTTATGAAAACTTTTGCAAGTATGCAGAGCCAAAGGGGATTAAAACATCAACTTGGGTAACTGCAAAAATGAAAGAATTTGTAGAGGAAGAAAAAGCTCTGGAGGAATTAAAGAATAGTAAAAAGTAAGGGCATCCGCAAGGGTGTCTTTTGCTTTGAATAAAAAATGAAAGAAGGAATTTAAGTGAATAACTTATCAAAATTAGAAAATTGCTTTAATGTGGCCAAAGAAACTAATCAAAAATTCGTAGGTGTGTTAGTTCAAATGTCAGGGTTTGAAAAACCTGAGTTAATCATAAATGAGACTGAAAACTTTGAAACTAAATTAGCTTATTATAAAAAGGCATATGATGAAAATTTGGTTCTAAAAACATTTAGCGGAATTAGAATTATAGGTTATGCTTTTGGATCTAACCTGGATGATGTTTATAGTTATTTAAAAGGTAATGGCAATATTTAGAGTTGTTACGCAATAGTAATTATTAGTATAAACTAGTGCAAACTAAGTCATACCAACGGTTACGGAGGTTCAAAAAGCACTTTGGAATATAGTGCGACATAACTACAA